GTCGGACGTGACCTTCACCAGATCGGGGTTGGCGCTCATGGTCAGGACGTTGCCGACCGGGATCAGGTTGCGCAGGCCAGTCGGCGCCGTGTCGGATCCGACGCCACGCAGGAACTGCTGGTCTTCCTTGATCGCGGCCGAAGTGACCAGGTCATCGCGAACCATCGTGTCGACGCCGAACGATGCGCGGCGGATCAGCTGGTTGGTGATCGGCACGATCGCGCGCAGCGTCTTGGCCGACATCTTCAGCTGACCGACCGAGATGTCGGTCGTCGGCGCCGGCTGGCGCTCTCCGACATAGCCGGCGTTGGTCGTGCCGGTCTGCTTGCGCATGGTCAGGTTGCCGTCAGGCATCGGGACCGATCGCGCGCCGGCGCGGCGGATGGCGACACGCGGGCGCAGCAGCTCGACGAAGTCGCGGCTGTAGGCCGTGTCGACGAGATAGCCGCCCTTGGCGTTGGTGGCCTGCTCCATGTTCGCCACGATGTGGCCGGTGCTGTCGCCCCACACGCTCGCAGCGTGAGCTGCCGTCGCGCGCTGGTCGAGGCCGCCGGTCGCAGCAAGTGCGATGGCGATCCGGCCGACGATCGCGCCGGGTTCCGGCTTCTCGGCAACGGCTGCCGGAACCGTGCCCGGGTTGTTGTTACCGCCCGGTACCGTGATCGGCTTGGCTGCGGCCGCCTGGCGATCGAGCAGATCCTGCTCGACCGCGATCTGGCTCTGCAGCTTGTCAGCCTTCGCTTTGTTCTTGTCGAACGTCGCCTGCTCCTCGGCGGTCAGGTCGCGATCGCCGTCCGTGGCAGCTGCCTGCAGCGAGGTGTCCATTGCGGCCAGGACGGTCGCAAGGCTGGTCTTCAGCGCGGTGATGCGCATAGTCGTCTCCTTTAGGATCCGGCGCCGGCGCGGATTTGCGCGAGCGCCAACTGGTTCGCCGCGGCCGTCCGCCGGGGCGCTGCTGGTCCGGCCTTCGCCAGCCGGCGAATGGCGCCGTCGAGGCCATCGGCTTCGATCCGGTCGACCATGCCGGCCGCCTTCGCCGCCTTGCCTGTGAGGGTGCCGCCCTTGCCGAACTCGTTTCGGACGACAGCTTCGGTGACACCGCGACCACGCGCGACGGCGCCGATGAAGATCTCCTCGATGCCGTCGAGCATCTGGCGGATCTGCGCCTGGCCTTCCTCGGTGGATAGATCCGGCCGCTTGTTCGGTGCGTTGCTGCTGGCGATGTCCAGCTCGCGCCGGCCCATCGCGTCGGGGTTCACTTGGTAGGAGGTGGAGATCAGCACGCCGATCGAGCCGACGACGCCGGTCGGATCCATGCTCATGCCGCCGGCCGCCTGGCTGCCGATCCAATAGGCGGCCGAGCAGCACATGCCGGTGATGTGGACCGATACCGGCTTCGGCGATGCCGCGACCAGGCGGGCGAAGTCGTTGACCTGGGCGACGGCGCCGCCCGGGCTGTCGATCACCGCCAGGATGTTGCGCACGTCGGGGGAGGCCTGCAGCGCGCGCAGATCCGCGGCCGCAACGTCGAGCGAGGTGGCGCCCGACATTTCAGTCATGATGTTGGCCCGCGGGAAGATCGGGCCGCTGATCGGCAGCATGCCGACGCCGTCGCGCAGCATCGACCCGCGGGTGCCAGGCGCCCGGGCACCCATCTGCGCCACCGCCGAGATCTGGCGCTCCTGGTGCCCGTCGTTCTTCACGGCGAGCACGGCCGGGTGATCGAGCACGCGGGTGGCGATCGCCTCCAATGCCTCGAGATACCCGGGCAGGATTGCCCAGGGCTGCGACCGGATGGCCGCCAGCACATGCTGGTTCATTGATCGTCCTCGTCGTCAGCCGAGCGCTTGCGCTTCGGCGCGGGATCTTCGGGCGGGCGGTGATCGGCCGGCCCGCTGGTCTGCTGCTGCTCGAGCATCGACCCGGATCCGACCCGATATTCGTCGCCGCCTTCGCGGCCGTTCAAATTCTCGCGCCGGCGCACCTCGTTGGGGCTGAGGATGCCCTTGTCGATCGCGGACCCGTAAGCCTCGTAGCGGCTCTTGATGTCGCCCTTCAGCAGCGCGTCGGGTAGGAACTCGAAGAAGTGTCCCGGCTCGGCGAACTGGTGCGTCGCGGCCGCGGCGATCCGCTCATAGTGGATCATCATCGAGTAGAGGATCAGCTCGAGGCTTTGCTGCTCGATGTTGGAGAAGGTCGCGCGGCTCAGCTCGAACACGATATGCGGCGGGACGCCGAACGCGCGCGCGATCTCGACAACGTAGAAGGCGCGTACCTCGACATATTGGCTCTTGGAGTTGTCGTGGGAGAGGAGCTTGGCCTCCATCTCCTGATCGAGCACGGCCACCTCGCCGGCGTTCCGCGACCCGGAAAACCGGCTTTTCCAGTCGTTGCGGATCCGCTGCTTCTCGGACGGCTCGACCTTCGCCTTCGACGTCAGGATGGTCGATGGCTGAGCGTTGTTCTCCCAGAACCGGGCGGCAAAGGCGGACGTCGCGGCTGCCGCCTGGAACGTGTCCTGCAGGATCTTCAGCCGATCGATCCCGACCAGGCCATCGCGCGAGAAGCCCGGGACGAACCAAAGATCGTTGCGGGTCAGCCGCTCGCGACTGCCGTCCGGCAGCTGCGTGTCGTAGAACACCTCGAGGGCATTGGCGCGGTCCCAGCTGTGCGCCGGCGAGATCCCGCGCGGATCCACGCGGGTCAGTTTCTCAGGCCGGTAAAGCCGGTCGCGGTGGATGTAGCCGCCGAAGCGGCCGGTCATGATCAGGTCGCCGAGCAGCAGCTCCTTGAACAGAAAGGCGTTCTGCACGTCGTTGGTGCGCGTGCGCAGCATGACGGCTTGCGGCGCATCGTCGACGCGGACCTTATCGTCGCCTTCGCGGCGATAGTAGATCAGCGGCGTCATCGCGAAGAGGCCGGTCAGCACCTCGAGCGCGCGAAGCACCGCCGGCGTCGACATGGCGTCCTGCTCGCCCGCCGGCGCACCGCGGCCGGCGCCGAGCAGGTTCAGCACGGTGAAGCCGGTCGGATCGTTCAGGCCGTCTGCGGCGCCGATGATCGTCTCGGTACCGCCGGCGAACTCGCCTGGGCTGCGACGCGACTCTGCTTCTGCCGCACGTCGCGACAGCTGGTATCGGCTGGCTGACATGCTCAGATCCCCGTGTATTCGAAGGTGTTCGTCCGCGGGTTGCGGGTCATCAGCACGACGGCGTTGAAGCCCGCCAGCAGCGGATCGATCTTCGCCGTGCCCGACACTTGCTTGGTGATGAGGATCGCGCTTCCGCGCGGCTCAACCTTCGCATTGCCGACACACCAGTTCATCAGCTCCTGACCCGCGTGGATCAGCGTGCCGTCCTTCAGCTTGCGCTCCGAACCCTTGATCGCGCCGGTCAGGCGAAAGCCCTGCGGCACCGCGACCATCTGCTCCGCCGTGAAGCCGCGACCCGAGAGTTCGTCGACCAGGGCGGCGACGCCCTGCGGATCCAGCCCGATCGCCGCCTCGTCCGGGAACAGGCCGGCATCCTTCACCTGCTCGAGCAGATCCGCGACTTCGACCAGATCCTGCGTCGGATCGTCGCACCGGATCAGCGTGCCCTCATTCATGAAGTCGCGCAGCCGGCTGACGATGTCCTTGCGGCGCTCGAAAACGTCGACGTGCGCCCAGGCGCGATTCCACATCAGCCAGGTGCGCGGATCCGCGCGCAGCCGGCCGAGCAGCGCCAGGCCGAACAGATCGTCCAGGCCGCCGCCATCGATGCCGGCGACGGCAACCTCGACCAGCTCGAGGAAGCCATCGAGCGAGCCGTCCCAAATGTCGACCGCGGCCTTTGCCTGCGCCCAATAGGTGGCGCCGATCCAGGCATCGTGCCGCAGCCCGACGCCGATCTCGACGTTCAGGTGCTTGGCGAAGAACACCTGCTTGGTGCCGTCTTCGGCGTTCGCGACCTGGCTGAACTGCGCCTCGAGCCACTTCTGACTGACCGATCGGCCGAGGTTCGGGTTGGTGATGTAGAAGTTGGCGGGGTCGAGATGCTCGTCCGCCGCCAACATCTCCTCCGGAAACTCATAGAGCACCGGCAGGAATTCGTTGTTGATGACCTTCCCGTCGCGGACGTCGCGGGCATAGGCCAGCTTGTCCTTGAACACGCCGGCAGGCGGCTCGTCGGCCTGCGTCGTCAGGTGGAGGGTGTATCCCTCCGGCCGCGACACCTGGCCGCCGGTCGCTTCCCGCAACATCGCATCGGCGTTCGGCCGCTTGCCGAACAGCCACAGCTCGTCGACCAGCACGCGGCTGGCCTTCTTGCCCGACACCGTCGCCGCGTCGGCCGCCACCACCTTCAGCGTCGCCTTGGTGTCGCGGTTGGTGATCAGCCGGATATGCTCCTGGATGTGGAGCAAGTCCGACAATTCCTCGTCGGCGCGGATCATGTCGCACGCCGGCTTGAAGCTGTTGCCGGCGACCTCGATCGTCGGCGCCAGGATCAGCAGCTCGTCCGACGGCCGCCATCCGGTGATCAGCTCGGTGAGCATGATGCCGGCGGCGATCGTCGACTTGGTGTTCTTCTTGGATACGAGCAGCATGCCCTCGCGGATCAGCTGCTCGCCGGTGTCTGCATTGTACGCGCCGAAGAACGCCGCCGCGAAGTCGAGCAGCCAGGTGTCGGCGGAATCGCCGATCGTCCAAGTCTCGTCCGTTGCCGGGTTGATGCCCAGGTCAGCGATCTTCAGCGCGGTGAACGTCCGCATCTTCGCTTCGGCAACCGCCGGGAAGAGCGGGGCGAACGGGATCAGCGAACGACGGGCGCGGATCCTCTCCTTCCAATCCGGGCACGCCGTCGACCAGGTCGGCACGCTAGTTGATCGTCTTTGCCGTTGGTGCGCCGATCGAGCCGAACTTGCGGCCGACAGCCGTCGCGCGTTCCTGCGCTGCCGCCTTCTTGCCCTGCTGCGGCGACGCCGCCTCGTTGATCGTCTTCAGCGTCGCCGCCAGGTTCTTCGCGATCTGTGACCGCGCCGGCAGCGACACCGCCTTCATCATTGCGTCGTGGCGGCGGTCATTCTCGTCGTTCGCCGTCGCGACCTCGATCATCACCTCGAGTTCGCCCTGGTGGCTGGTCATCGCGTCCAGCTCGTCGAACATCCGGGCGACCAGCTGGCGGCCCTGTTCGGCGATCGCGGCCGACGTGACCGGCTCACGCGGCTCAGCGGACGCGGCGATCGTCGGCCGCGGCATTGGCAGCAAAGTGCGCGCCTTTTCGCGAGTGCGCACCGGCCTTTCCCAGCCCGAAGCCTTCGCCTTTTTGCGGATAGCCGCTTCGGACACGCAGTAACGGTCGGCAATTTCCCGAATAGAATCGTCGCCCGCCAAGTATTCGAGGCGAATTCGCTCCCATTCGTCAGGTGATTTGCGCGCGGCCATCAGAAACCTCCGCACGCTCGAAAGTACGCACCCGAAAACGCCGACGAGGAAAAAATCTCTCTATGGCAGCGAGACCGGTACAGGGGGTCGGCGCCGGTCAGGGATCGACCCACCCCCCTGCCGTCAACGATGCCGGAACGCCGCGCGCTCGGCCCGCTGCTTCCAGCGATCGTGGCACGGCTTGCAGAGCGTCTGCAGGTTGTCCTGGTCCCAGAACAGCTGCTCGTCGCCGTGGTGCGGCTCGCGGTGGTCAGCCACCAGCTGCGATGTGTTGGCGCTGGTGAAGCTGCAGCCTGGCCGCTGACAGGTGTAGAGATCCCGGGCGAACACCACGAGGCGCAGCGCCCGCCAGCGGGCCGTGTTGTACCATTTGCGCCACGGCGCGAAGAGCATGCGCTCCTGCGTCTCGGTGCGCTCGATCGGGCGCAGCATGCCGATCGTCGGCTTCAGCCTGGTGAGCTGGCTCCCGACGGCTTTGAGCTTCCCCATGAATGCGGCGGTCAGGCCGAGGCGAGATCGACGGTGATCGCCTGCCAAGCCGCCTCGGGCGTCGGCCGCGAATAGAAGCGCACGTACTCGCGCGAGCCGATCACCCGGATGCTCTCGCGGATGGCGTTCATGGCACGCACCCAGCGATCATCGGCGATCTCAACGCGCATCAGCATGAACAGCTCGGCGCGATTGATCTGGCCTTCCTTGTCCACCTGGAACACCCGATTGACCAGCGCGCGCAGCTCGACGCCGCTGTCCGCCGCCCATTCAGCCAGGCACTCGTCGATCAGGAATTTCGCCGACTGCAGTTCGGGGCCGAACTCGACCAGATCCGCCACCTGAAGCTGCACCTTCATGCAGCCGTCAAACGACGTCAGCGTGATGTTGCCCTTCTTGCCGCCCAGTGTCGCGCCATGGTGCTGCGCGATCAGCTCCTGCAGCGCGGCGATGCTGGCAAACGTCTCGCGCTTGAAAGTGCGCACCAGCTCAGATGCGATGGTGGCGCGACCGATGATCGCGCGCACCGTCTCGTCCATCAGCAGATCCACCGGCTTCACCGCCGTGAGCGGGACTAGGCTGCCCTTGGCGTCGCGCAGGTAGAGCGCGCCAGCGACCTCGACAGCGGCGGGATGGGTCGCGTTGGTCATGCTGCTGCTCCCGCGTTCGCCGGCTCAACCGGGGTAAGGACGGCGAGCGCGATCGGGCCGCCCTTGGCCTGGCGCTCGATCTGCCGCAGCAGGCCGATTGTGACGACGACGGTCGCGCTGTCGGGGT